ATGGATGATAATTCCACGCGCCATTTATGGACCACCTTTAGCGACGATCAAATTGACCTCAATTACCGTAGCCCTGACGTGTTGCTGGCGATGGTGGATGTATTGCTGTGCTACCTGGAAAAGGGCGTAGAGTATGTCCGTCTGGATGCCGTTGGCTTTATGTGGAAAGAGCCGGGAACAAGCTGCATCCATCTGGAAAAAACACATCTGATTATCAAACTGTTACGGTCGATTATTGATAACGTCGCGCCAGGCACAGTGATCATTACCGAGACCAATGTTCCGCATAAAGATAACATTGCTTACTTTGGCGAAGGCGATGACGAAGCGCATATGGTGTACCAGTTCTCGCTGCCGCCGCTGGTGTTACATGCGGTGCAAAAACAGAACGTCGAGGCGCTGTGCCAGTGGGCGCAAAGTCTGAGCTTGCCCTCCGGTAAAACGACCTGGTTTAACTTCCTCGCCTCTCACGATGGCATCGGGCTGAACCCACTGCGGGGCTTGTTACCAGAAAGCGAAATAGGTAATGACTCTAACTTATTGATAGTGTTTTATGTTCAGATAATGCCCGATGACTTTGTCATGCAGCTCCACCGATTTTGAGAACGACAGCGACTTCCGTCCCAGCCGTGCCAGGTGCTGCCTCAGATTCAGGTTATGCCGCTCAATTCGCTGCGTATATCGCTTGCTGATTACGTGCAGCTTTCCCTTCAGGCGGGATTCATACAGCGGCCAGCCATCCGTCATCCATATCACCACGTCAAAGGGTAACAGCAGGCTCATAAGACGCCCCAGCGTCGCCATAGTGCGTTCACCGAATACGTGCGCAACAACCGTCTTCCGGAACCTGTCATACGCGTAAAACAGCCAGCGCTGGCGCGATTTAGCCCCGACGTATCCCCACTGTTCGTCCATTTCCGAGCAGACGATGACGTCACTGCCCGGCTGTATGCGCGAGGTTACCGACTGCGGCCTGAGTTTTTTAAGTGACGTAAAATCGTGTTGAGGCTAACGCCCATAATGCGTGCAGTTGCCCGGCATCCAACGCCATTCATGGCCATATCAATGATTTTCTGGTGCGTACCGGGTTGAGAAGCGGTGTAAGTGAACTGCAGTTGCCATGTTTTACGGCAGTGAGAGCAGAGATAGCGCTGATGTCCGGCAGTGCTTTTGCCGTTACGCACCACCCCGTCAGTAGCTGAACAGGAGGGACAGCTGATAGAAACAGAAGCCACTGGAGCACCTCAAAAACACCATCATACACTAAATCAGTAAGTTGGCAGCATCACCTCAGGCTGGTGAGATTAACGGTTGGCCTTTATTGTTCAGGTAAACTTCTATTGCATCTGAGATAATGCGAATTTTTTCAATCAGTGAATGTGCGTAAAGTGCATTATTAACGTTCGCTGACGCCATGTAATAACGCCCGTTGTGAAGTGGCACACTGAATTTGGCCACCTGAACAGAGGTGATATGCTCACCTCAGAACAACACAGGTGCTCCAATGAAAAAAAGAAATTTCAGCGCAGAGTTTAAACGCGAGTCCGCTCAACTGGTTGTTGACCAGAACTACACGGTGGCAGATGCCGCCAAAGCTATGGATGTTGGTCTTTCCACAATGACAAGATGGGTCAAACAACTGCGTGATGAGCGTCAGGGCAAAACACCAAAAGCCTCTCCGATAACACCAGAACAAATCGAAATACGTGAGCTGAGGAAAAAGCTACAACGCATTGAAATGGAGAATGAAATATTAAAAAAGGCTACCGCGCTCTTGATGTCAGACTCCCTGAACAGTTCTCGATAATCGGGAAACTCAGAGCGCATTATCCTGTGGTCACACTCTGCCATGTGTTCGGGGTTCATCGCAGCAGCTACAGATACTGGAAAAACCGTCCTGAAAAACCAGACGGCAGACGGGCTGTATTACGCAGTCAGGTACTTGAGCTACATGGCATCAGCCACGGTTCGGCCGGAGCAAGAAGCATCGCCACAATGGCAACCCGGAGAGGCTACCAGATGGGACGCTGGCTTGCTGGCAGGCTCATGAAAGAGCTGGGGCTGGTCAGCTGTCAGCAGCCGACTCACCGGTATAAACGTGGTGGTCATGAACATGTTGCTATCCCTAACTACCTTGAACGGCAGTTCGCCGTGACCGAGCCAAATCAGGTGTGGTGCGGTGATGTGACCTATATCTGGACGGGTAAGCGCTGGGCGTACCTCGCCGTTGTTCTCGACCTGTTCGCAAGAAAACCAGTGGGCTGGGCCATGTCGTTCTCGTCGGACAGCAGGCTCACCATGAAAGCGCTGGAAATGGCATGGGAAACCCGTGGTAAGTCCGGCGGGGTGATGTTCCACAGCGATCAGGGCAGTCATTATACGAGCAGGCAGTTCCGGCAGTTATTGTGGCGATACCAGATCAGGCAGAGTATGAGCCGGCGCGGAAATTGCTGGATAACAGCCCAATGGAACGCTTCTTTAGAAGTCTGAAGAACGAATGGATGCCGGTGGTGGGTTACGTAAGCTTCAGCGAGGCAGCTCACGCCATAACGGATTATATCGTTGGATATTACAGCGCACTAAGACCGCACGAATATAACGGTGGGTTACCCCCAAACGAATCGGAAAATCGATACTGGAAAAACTCTAACTCGGTGGCCAGTTTTTGTTGACCACTTCATTGTAAAGAATTGCTGTGCCGGGTTTAACGTCCTCGCGAGAAACTAATGCGGTTCCGTAGTGAGGTTTGAGCATGACAAATCCTCCGGTTAATTAATCCAGATATTTAATTTAATCCCCGATATGTGGTCGGGGATGGGGTTAATTAAAGATTTACGTTGAAACCAAAGCGGGAAGACTTTTCCGATGTGCGGGAAATGTCCAGCAATTTACGGCGCATTTCTTCCGTCAGATGCTTGAAGGCGTTAAATTCGGCGACAGCGGCGTCAACGTTATAGCCTTTGCTGTGTAGCTCATTGAGGATGCGCATAGTTGGGCTTGGCATATCGAAGAGCACGGAAGCATCAAGGCTGATAACCTTGCGATCAACATAGTTCATCGTGGCGTAGGGATGGTTATCTGAGAACCACGAGGGGGTAGTTGATGTTCATCGCAGGAGAAGACAGGGCCAGTTGTTTTTGTTCCCATAGTTGTTTTTCCATGCGATCGAACTCAGCGATGTAGGCTTCTTTGAAAGCAGCGGCTTTTTTACCAGTGAATCCCATCACCAGGAAGACGAATCCGTTTTTGGTGATTTGGTACATTGGGCGTTGTTCGCCTTTGGCGTCGGTGTAGGTAACGTCCTCAAAATTGAGGGTGTTAAATTTCGCTGAGCATTCAATATTTGCAATGGCACGTAATACGTTATCGTGTCGCTTGCAAAAATATTCGGCAACGGCAAAGGACGTAGTAACAGCGCGGCCATTGGAAATGGTGATTTCAGGTTGAGAAAGGGCAGGGATAGTAGCCATAATGGCAGCCTCCTTGATTGGTGATTGGTGATTGGTGATTGGTGATTGGTGATTGGTGATTGGTGATTGGTGATTGGTGATTGGTGATTGGTAACCACCGCAGGAGGTAGCAAGCTCGCTGGCGGTGGACTGTACAGGGTTGCTACAACTGGCAATCAAGGGAACCAGCCCGACTGAAGTCGGCCCCATACAGCCCACCATTGATAAGATGTGCGTGTATGTCGATACAAAAAAAGACGCTGGCGCGTCTGTATCGCCTCGATTGTCAGCGGGGTAGCAATCCCGACACCCGTTTTATGAGGTGTTCTTCCAATATAGCCCCGACATCACACGCAGTCAATACCGTCCTTTCTCGGAAATGCTTTGGCGATGTGGCAGGTGGGAGACCCATTTCGACCCGATTCGGCCTACTTATCTTCAGCAATAGTCCCTCGGGCCTCGCCGCTTTACGTGCGACATATTCCCGTCCATGAACCCTTCACCACACCCCAAAACATTCCCTGTATTGGTCAGCGCCAACTTCCTGCCAGTGTTGCCCGTTCTCACGCCGTTCTCGCTCTCGCGCGGGGATACTCTCTCATCGACCGGATCGTACCCGATGATACAGCACGTTTACGTGTAAGGGTCTAAACAGGTCATTGACACTGTAAAGCTCCAGGTTGTTAAAGAGCATTTTGCGGCGGGTTAAGTCGCGCCGTACGACTGATTTATGTAGCCCTGTGTAAGGGCGCGATGTTTCTGGCTTGAAATAAATATAACTTTTGGTGATTTTCATGTAAATGCCGCCGGTGCTTTTTATGGCGAAAAATTATTACTTAACTGATTTTTAAAGTGATTTATTTTTTAAGGGGACAGATAACAGGAGGGGATATGCAAAGAAAAACCCGGCGCATGGGCCGGGCTATTTATCTGGTCCTGTACTCATTCAGTAGAGTCGGGGCCAAGAAATCGCACTCCGTTGAAGTGAATAAGATGAGAAGGTGCATCAGCCACCCATACCTCTGTTTCCCATGCGATTTCACCAAGATATCGTCCCATGATGGAGCGATTTGGAAAAGCGGTCACATAGACAAGTCCGGCTGTTGATCCGGCAAACAGCCTGGCAAGCTCAGCATGCCGCTTCCCATCAACCGGTCCATGACTGGTGACAGACTCAACCAGCAGCAGCCAGTTTTTCGCAGTAAAATGTAGCACCACATCTGGCATTTTACCGTGTGAATCCACATCAACACCTAGCCCGGCCAGCAGTGGAGCGTCGAAGTAGCCCCACTTTTCGCCAGTGTCGCCAGCATAGACCAGCACGCTACCCGGAGCAAAACGTGGGGCGAAGTCCTCTATTATGGCACGGATAAGTTCGCTGTGCTCGCCGGGACTGAGGGTTATTTGCTGGCCCGCAGCAATTTCAACAGGGATACGATTCTGTTCGCGCTCCTTAGCATAGCGGGTAACCAGCGTTTCACGCTCGGCTAAATAGGTTGCAAGGCTATCGTGCCATGCCGGGCTGCCGAAAGTGCGTAGCGTGGACAGAGCAGCAGGTTCGATCTGATAAACAGCCTTCGGGCTGTTCACTGGGCGATCGGGCTTGTCCGGATTGTAGAGGGCTACTCCAGCAGCGCAGAACTGATGCATAGACTGGCGGCGGAATGTCTCACGAGTATTGGGTGCGTAGACCTTGCCGTAGTGCTCCCGAACCCAATTCATGATTGGTGTAATGCCCACAAGCGGATTTTCCGCGTCGGCCCATGCTTTTCCCGGCGTGAGGTTCAGGAGTGCCAGCAAACACAAAGCAGAACGCTCATTCTGCTGCGCTCTGGGCAGGCCTAAGGATGCTATAATTTGCTGAGCGGCCTCAATATAATCATTTTGGTTGTTCATGCAGTCAGAGCTCCTAGCTTAGCGTCAATATGTTCTTGCGTGAGAGTTTCTTGTTGCATAGCCCACTTGCCAAGCTCTATCAGAGTGTCACGGCTTGGGTACTTAATCATCTTGAGGTCGGTTGCATTGACCTGTGTATGCCCGTTGAAGCGACGGAAATACTTATCCACTGCGGTAGTGTTCAGGAACACGGCCAAGCCACGGGCCAGCGCCTCGGGTAACCCATGTTTGTTCTCATGAAACACGTTCATGTGATTTTCAAATCCCAACACTGAATACTCACTGAAGGTAGCAGGATCAACGACGCTTGCCACCACTCGGCGCTTTTCCTCCTTCGACGAGAAACGACGCACCACACAATAAAAACCGTTCGGGTAAAGCCACTTTTCTGTCTCGTCGTTGCGCATGATTGCGTTGGGTTTCTTCAAACCTTCCACAGGCCAGACAGTGCTACTCATACTCAAATGGCTCGGGTAGATCAGCGGAACAGTTCCTTCTTCTGGCATGCTGCGCAAATGAGCTTTCAGTCGGAAATCAACTATCGGTCCGGTCGATACCTTCACGCCAATATCAGCCAGCGAACATTGTACGGCGGATGATAACTCAATGGCGCTTTTCTCGAGCGTGGTCGGCACATGAATAAACCGCTCCGAATCGTCCGGGTACACAATCTGGTCAAATGGGTGTTCGTAGGTGACCAGGTCAAAAAAGCTATCATCGGTCGAAGTTGTGACTGTAACAGCCTCCTGACGGCCTCCACGCTCCAGGCGGATGATAATATTTTCCTGCAACACATCGTCATCCCTGAAAGCTTTGCTACGTGATTCGAACAAATGAATATGGCGGATTGCTGCCCGCTCAAGTATGAAATTACGGAACGGACGGTAATACGGTCCGTTGCAGAAACTACGTGGGATTATGGCCACTATCTGCCCGCCAGGTGCAACCTCACCTACAGCCAGTGCAACAAAGGCGGAATACAGATTTACCGTCTCGATACCGACAGCGCGAAGAGCCTGCCGGTGGGCTGACTGGCTATTGATCTTCTTGTAAGGCGGATTAAGTATTGCATGGGTATAACCTCGATACTGTAGACCTTCGGCGGTTGCCAGCTCAATATAATCCCCTTCGATGATGCGGGGCGTCACTCTCCTGTACCCGGTTAAGTGCTTCGCAAGGTGACCACACAGCTTTTTGTCGATTTCGTAGGCTGTTGCCTCGACAGACTCAAAGCCAAACTCGCCAACCAGCCAACGGTCGAGGAAGGCGCAAGACAGTGCGCCTACACCAGCGCCTGCGTCCAGTAGACGGCAAGTTTTCATTGTGCTCGGTGGAAACAAGGAGGCCATAAAACGGGCCACGCCAGAAGGCGTCATGAACTGGCCGAACTCAGCTTTGTGTTTACGCGCGGTACGGGGAGACAGCTCGCGACGCACGCTGTCTGCGACGTCTAGCTTTTGAAGCATACTAATCCTCTTTACGTGGCATGATGATGCCAACGTGCTTTTGACATCCTCCACATTCTTCAGGCGTGAAGGATGTCAAATCACTCTGTGAGCTCAATCAAAAGTCTCATCATTCCACTGCGATTTGATGACCTTTCCGACAAACTGGCAGTTTTCGTTACACTCAATCATGTCGAATCGTGGGTTGAGCGGCTCCAGGTACGCTTTACCGCTCTCACGAATGAATCGTTTGAAGGTAAATTCATCGCCGTTCATTCGGGCCACGCAAAAATCGCCATCCTCGATTTCCCGTTCAGGGTCAACGAGTATCAGCATACCTTCAGGGAAGCTGGGTTTACCACCCTGCGGTGCGGTCATTGAATGCCCCTTGACCTCCAGCCAGAACGACCTGTCACTGGCTTTTGTGGTGGTGGAGATCCATTTAATCGCATCTTTTGCGGTGTACGAAATATCATCCATTGAGAATGCGCCAGCTTGTACGCAGGAGAGTAACGGATATTCGTAAGCGGGGACACGAGTTAATGGCTCTTCAATTGCGAGCGCCATTTCTGCAATAGATTTTGCCAGGCTGGGACTGAAATCTCCGACCTTTACATTCAGTATCTTAGCGAGCTGTGCTGCGTGGCTGGCATTTATGGCGTTGATGCCAGCCATTAGCTGACTAACAGCGCTTTGGGTAACACCTAATTCATAGGCTAATGATTCCTGCGACAGGCCTAACTCTTTCTTTTTAGCGTTAAAAATACTTTTCAGACGCTTGGCGTCTTCCAGTTGCTCAGGGGTTAACGGTTTCTTTTTCATGTTCATACCATATCACCTTTGGTTATATGTAGTGAAATATCTGCGGTGCTGACATTTTAATAACTGTGCGTAATGATATAGGCATTTTGAAGGAGTCAGTTATGGCGATGAAAAAAGAGACCCTGGCTGATTACGTATACAGGTTCGGTCAGAAGAAAGCCGCTAAGGACTTTGGCGTGGCGCAGAGCGCAATCAGTAAAGCGCTTCTCGTCGGACGAGAAATATACGTCAAAACCTTTGATGACGGCACAGTTGAGGCGGAAGAGGTTCGTCCGTTCCCTGCGTTCGTAAGAGGCGATGATTAATCCTGGACACACAGCGCACCGGAGGTGTGAGTGAACAGGCAAATCAAAACGGTTATGCCCGATCAGTACAGCGATGCTGATCGGGACTGGATACAGGAGCAATTGTTACAACTGGACCCGACCACCCGGGTAAAAATTGCAGCAGAGTACGCGAGAGTGTACCAGGAAGAGTGGTACAAGGAGCCTGTATCGTTCAGGAAGGGCAACAGGGCAAGACGGAGCGCCAACACCCGGTTACGGGTGTATGTCCAGAAGTACGCGAGAGCCAGCCGTGGCTGGATGATTTCGCCAGTAGCGATACGGAAGGAGTAAAACCTCAGTAAGGTATTGTTTCTTGAGAAATAATTGTATGTGAAATTATTTTGTCTGAAATTTTACTAAGAAGGGGGTAAGGGGCAGATCTGTAACATCCGTGCCCGTAAGGGCACTACCAGAAAGACAGCTCCATAGGTTAGGTAGATCACTGTATATGGCGGGATGGTTTCTTGTGAAATTATTATCACGCCAACTATCACAGTGGAAATAGTACCGCGTTCATCAAAAATGTGGTTGTCAGCCTGCTCGGAAACCAATTCTACACCGGAAAAGACAAGGTCACGTTTGATTATGTGCTGGCTGCCAAATTGCGTGATGCCGGACTGGCGATCGAACGTAATTATCTGGTTGATATGGGCAACGGTAAGCGCGGATTCGTCGATATCGTGGCCGTTGCCCCATCTGGTGAACGGTGCGCGATCGAGGTGGACAGAGCATCACCACGGGCACGTTCAATACTGAAACTGCGCAGACTCAAGCTATACGGCATTCCTGGTATCGTGCTTCTGCGCTGCTCACGAAATCCTGAACAATACGTTAGTGATGAGATCGACGTGATCCCGGCAACGGGTAAACCACGTAGCAAGGGGGCGTCATGCTGAAAATCACCCCAAACTTTGCACAGGAGCGCGGTTTAAACCAGCTGCGGCACGAGTGGAAACAGCATCGCACGTACCTGATGTACGCACTCACTGGCTCTGGAAAAACTGGTCTTGCAGCATTCGTCACAGCCGGAATGGTTGAACGTGGTATGCGGGTGATGTTCGTTTGCCCGTACACAATCCTGCTGAACCAGACAGCAGAGCGTTTCACCGAATACGGTTTGCCGTGGGAAGAAATCAGTTTTGTATGGCGTGATCACCCTAACTATGACCCGTCACGACTGATTCAGATTGCCAGCGCTGACACGCTGATCCGTCGTGAGTTCCCTGACAATATCGATCTGCTGATCATCGATGAAGCACACATGAAGCGCCGTGCGTTACTTGAGGTTATCCGGGACAAAGACATCAGGGTTCTTGGGCTTTCCGGTACCCCGTTCGCGGCCTGGATGGGCAAGTACTACGAATGCCTGATCAAGCCTACAACGATTCGTGAGCTTATCCAGCGTGGTGATCTGAGTGATTACGAGTTTTTTGCCCCCTCAATGCCTGATCTGGCTTGCGTAAAAACCAGTAATACCGTATTTGGGCGGGATTACAACGAGGAGCAGCTCGCATCCATCATGGGGAGTTCGGATCTGGTTGGCGATATCTGAGGTGTACTGGCAATAGCGGACACTACCATTTGTTCTTTTTTTAAGCAGCCATATGATGATATTTTTCCCTGAAGGCTGCCGGGGAGATATTCCCCAGACGAGAGTGACGACGCTGACGATTGTAGAAAATCTCAATGTATTCCCGTATTACTGAGATGGCTTCATCCCGGTTATTAAAACGATAGTGGCTCAGGCTCTCATTTTTCAGCGTTCCCCAGAAGCTTTCCATCGGAGCGTTGTCGTAACAGTTACCTTTACGCGACATTGATGTTTTCAGACCAAGCTGCTCCTGTATGACCCGGTAATCGTATGCGCAGTACTGTGAACCTCGATCAGAGTGGTGGATTAGCCCGGCAGGTGGGCGCTGGCTCCTGAGCGCCATAAACAGGGCTTTACCTGTCAGCTCTTTTGTCATGCGCTCTCCCATGGCGTAGCCGACAATTTCGCACGTATAAACATCTTTGATGCCAGCGAGGTACAACCATCCCTCCTGTGTGGCAACATACGTCAGGTCCGCCACCCAGACCTGATTTGGTGCTGTAGGAGCGAACGTCTGGTTCAGCAGATTTGGCGCAACTGGCAGATTATGGTTCGAGTTCGTAGTCGCTCTGAACTTGCGTTTCTGCTTACAGCGTAGCCTTAGCTCCTTACGAAGACGTGCCAGTCGGTCACGACCAACGATGATGCCATTCTCTGCCAGCTCCGTCTGGAGCCGCCGGGCTCCATATGTTTCGCGAGTGCGGATATGTGCCACCTTAATCTCCAGTTTTAGCCGCTCATCACTTTGTTTTCTGTCTGAGGGTTCATGCTGTACCCAGTTGTAATAACCGCTCCTGGATACACCAAATACCTGACACATCGCTTCAATGGGAAATTGTTGTCGCCATTGTTCGATTAACGCGTATTTTTCAGCGACTCCTGTGCAAAATACGCTGTTGTTTTTTTTAATATATCTCGCTCAAGGCGAGCTTCATTTAACGCCTTACGCAGTTGCAGAATTTCAGATTCCAGTTCAGCCACCGTGCGGGAACCAGGAGTACCGAGCCCTTTTCTGGCGGCGGTAACCCATTGTCCTAAAGTGCCTTCAGGAAGGGATAATCGGGAAGCGCCTTCACTGATCGAAAGTTGATTTTCAAGAACCGTTCTGACAGCTTCGGCTTTGAACTCTTTAGAGTAACGTTGGGTTTTTCTGCTCATTATTAGCTCCTTCTGATGCCATTCTATTTCAGGAAGGAGTGTCCGTTAAACTCAGGGGTGATGCCTCTAATTAGTTGAATCTGATGTATAATGCGGGCTTTTGAGGTTCTTTCATGGCCAGCGTTAACATTCATTGTCCTCGTTGTCAGTCTGCACAGGTCTACCGCCATGGTCAGAACCCTAAAGGCCATGACAGATTTCGCTGCCGTGACTGCCACCGCGTTTTTCAGCTCACTTACACTTATGAGGCCCGTAAGCCGGGCATTAAAGAGCTGATCACTGAAATGGCCTTCAATGGCGCCGGGGTTCGCGATACCGCCAGGACACTGAAAATTGGCATTAACACCGTCATCCGGACTTTAAAAAACTCACGCCAAAGCGAATAACGTCTTCGCCCGTTGCTCATGCTGATGTGGCGCTTATCTGCGAACTTGATGAGCAATGGAGTTTCGTTGGCAGTAAAGCCCGGCAACACTGGCTCTGGTACGCGTATAACACCAAAACAGGGGGGGTACTGGCCTACACTTTTGGTCCCCGTACCGATGAAACCTGCCGGGAACTACTGGCACTGCTTACGCCATTCAACATCGGCATGCTCACCAGCGACGACTGGGGCAGCTATGGCCGGGAGGTGCCGAAGGATAAGCATCTGACCGGAAAAATATTCACCCAACGGATTGAGCGCAATAACCTGACGCTGCGCACCCGCATTAAGCGCTTGGCTCGTAAAACAATCTGCTTCTCGCGTTCAGTAGAGATCCACGAAAAAGTCATCGGGACGTTTATTGAAAAACACATGTTCTACTAATTGGAAGCATCACCAACTCAGGCTACCTCAGACATCAATCATCTGTTCTCCAATGACTAGTCTAAAAACTAGTATTAAGACTATCACTTATTTAAGTGATACTGGTTGTCTGGAGATTCAGGGGGCCAGTCTACATTTCATCAGGATGTAGATTCACAAACATTACCGTCAATATCTCTTTTTGCCACCAGAATGCGTGCATCTCGTGCCATTATAGAAGAAGGCTTTCAACGCCTGGAGGAGAAAGGGATGTTGCAGAAGATAAGTTATGCTCAAATCGGTCATGATTATGATTTGCGGAACGTTTATGACATCAAGCCATTAATTCGTAAGTTAATTGAGGTGCTGAAAACCGAGTATGATAAAAAGCACACTTGCCCCCTCTGCGGCAAAATAGCTGTCTCTGATGAGGAAATTGAGAAAAAATTCGGATTCAGAATTTGTGGGAATAAGAAAAGGCCGCAAAGCTGGTGTCGTCCATGCAGAAGCCCCAAACAACGCCGACTGAATACATTGCTATGTGGTAAAAAAAGAGCTCGAAAATCCTCGCCCGAGGGGGTGTAAAGCGCCGTAGAACCCCGGTCCTCTTGTTTGATTCCATACCTGAATAAAGTGGGATGCCAAAAAAGTATTTTACGTACGTAAAAATCTGCATATCATGATAAGAGTGGTTACATTGCCACGCAGCCGAACCCGCCGATGCGCGGGTTTTTTTGTACCCAGAATCCTGTGAGCTATACGGAAAGTACACAGAAAGGAAGGTGCGACCGCAATTAATAACAAAATCTTAAAAATCTCATATGGCACTATTAGTTTTCTAAATATTGTATATTTTAAGTATTGCAGGATAACCCTGTAACGAAGTTTGCGTAACAGCATTTTGCTCTACGAGTTTGCCAGCCTCCCCTGGTGGCTGGCTTTTTTTGTATCCGTTCAACAGGAATGTTACATACCTCACAATTAAGTCAGTTGAATGTTGTCTGCCCGGATGAGAATTTGTTAGAAAAAACTGCATGGTGAATCCCCTGAGCGGAGGGGCGACTGGTGACGGTATAATCTCTGATTATCAAAACGAGAATGACGCGGGTTTAGTGGCACCGGGCTGAACTCACCGGGAGGCACCCGGCACCATACAATGGCACATCGCGCCACTCTCCAGCCCCTCTCCGGAGGGGCTTTCTTATGGACAAAAAAGCCCGCGCTGGGAGACGCGGGCGGCAAGGAATAAACAATGAAACGTGAAGTAATATTTCAGCTGGCGAATAATACCCCATAGTAATCACTCTGCGCAACTGCGCGACCTTTTTCGAATTGCGGGCTGTAGTCTCCCTTCTGCCATTGTCCTGTAACTTCCGGACTTCAGCCCGCTCCTTATTTTACTCACAATATTATCCCGGCCGGGAGGATTCATGGCATTTAAACACTATGATGTTGTCAGGGTGGCGTCGCCGTCAGACCTTGCGAAACGAATAACTCAAAAACTGAAGGAAGGGTGGCAGCCTTATGGTAGTGCGCTGATTTCGACAGCTGGTTATGGTGCGGAGTTCATCCAGCCAGTTGTGAGTGAGGGGAACATCTCATCACCAGAGGAGCCAGGCAACTGTCCGACGACTGAGGTAGCCTGAGTTTAACGGACACTCCTTCCTGAAATAGAATGGCATCAGAAGGAGCTAATAATGAGCAGAAAAACCCAACGTTACTCTAAAGAGTTCAAAGCCGAAGCTGTCAGAACGGTTCTTGAAAATCAACTTTCGATCAGTGAAGGCGCTTCCCGATTATCCCTTCCTGAAGGCCCTTTAGGACAATGGGTTACCGCCGCCAGAAAAGGGCTCGGTACTCCTGGTTCCCGCACGGTGGCTGAACTGGAATCTGAAATTCTGCAACTGCGTAAGGCGTTAAATGAAGCTCGCCTTGAGCGAGATATATTAAAAAAAGCAACAGCGTATTTTGCACAGGAGTCGCTGAAAAATACGCGTTAATCGAACAATGGCGACAACAATTTCCCATTGAAGCGATGTGTCAGGTATTTGGTGTATCCAGGAGCGGTTATTACAACTGGGTACAGCATGAACCCTCAGACAGAAAACAAAGTGATGAGCGGCTAAAACTGGAGATTAAGGTGGCACATATCCGCACTCGCGAAACATATGGAACCCGGCGGCTCCAGACGGAGCTGGCAGAGAATGGCATCATCGTTGGTCGTGACCGACTGGCACGTCTTCGTAAGGAGCTAAGGCTACGCTGTAAGCAGAAACGCAAGTTCAGAGCGACTACGAACTCGAACCATAATCTGCCAGTTGCGCCAAATCTGCTGAACCAGACGTTCGCTCCTACAGCACCAAATCAGGTCTGGGTGGCGGACCTGACGTATGTTGCCACACAGGAGGGATGGTTGTACCTCGCTGGCATCAAAGATGTTTATACGTGCGAAATTGTCGGCTACGCCATGGGAGAGTGCATGACAAAAGAGCTGACAGGTAAAGCCCTGTTTATGGCGCTAAGGAGCCAGCGCCCACCTGCCGGGCTAATCCACCACTCTGATCGAGGTTCACAGTACTGCGCATACGATTACCGGGTCATACAGGAGCAGTTTGGTCTGAAAACATCAATGTCGCGTAAAGGTAACTGTTACGACAACGCTCCGATGGAAAGCTTCTGGGGAACGCTGAAAAATGAGAGCCTGAGCCACTATCGTTTTAATAACCGGGATGAAGCCATCTCAGTAATACGGGAATACATTGAGATTTTCTACAATCGTCAGCGTCGTCACTCTCGTCTGGGGAATATCTCCCCGGCAGCCTTCAGGGAAAAATATCATCAGATGGCTGCTTAAAAAAAGAACAAATGGTAGTGTCCGCTATTGCCAGTACACCTCACAGCTCCCCGTATTCTTATTGAAGTGGAGGATTAATGCTGTTGCGCCTTTGATATCTGCATCATAAACACCGCTATTCCAGTTCCAGCCAACAGCTTTATCATTTGCAACCCTGCTTCCTGTTTGCCCTAAAGCAAATGCAGGCTGCTGGTTTTTCGTGTTGTAGTCTCGTCGCCAGCCAGGAGCGTAAGCATCACCATGATTAATATAGGTGAATTGAGCGTTAGTGATTCCGCCGCCGCTGGACGTGCCCGGCGTGGTAACGCGTATGGTCATTGCGCCACGAGTGCCAGTAACTTCCACAACAGCACCTGCAAGACAAATATTTCCGCAACCTGTATCTGTAATGACCTTATTATTTGCATAAGCCCATGAGCCTTTGCACATCCAGTAAGGATGGTTAAATGCCCCCTGACTCTCCAGCCACGAAATAAATTGCGCAGTTGTCCAGACCTGACTATCGCCACCAATATCCACCCATGCGCTATATGCGCGACAGGCACCAATATTTTTGGTGAAGGTATCTTTTCCTGGAATATCTGCGCCGTTCTGGTTTTTCTGTAATGCGCCAGAAGCCTGATTTACCGTTTCCTGTAAACCGAGGTTTTAGATAATGGCTGTTTCCGGCCTGCATGGCATGATTTGCGTTTTTAAACGGGAGATCCAGAGTGCTGATTGGCTATGTAAGGGTATCAACAAATGACCAGAATACAGACCTGCAACGAAACGCTCTTGTTTGTGCAGGATGTGAACAAATATTTGAAGATAAATTAAGCGGAACAAGGACAGACAGACCTGGATTAAAACGCGCTTTAAAGCGTCTTCAAAAAGGTGACACACTGGTTGTCTGGAAACTGGATCGCCTCGGGCGAAGCATGAAACATTTGATTTCTCTCGTAGGGGAATTACGAGAGCGAGGGATTAATTTTCGCAGTCTTACTGACAGTATTGATACGTCATCTCCAATGGGGCGTTTTTTCTTCCACGTTATGGGTGCCCTGGCTGAGATGGAACGAGAACTAATCATCGAGAGAACGATGGCTGGACTTGCTGCTGCCAGAAATAAAGGCCGTATCGGTGGGCGACCACCTAAACTAACCAAAGCGGAATGGGAGCAGGCCGGGCGTTTATTAGCACAAGGAATCCCCCGCAAGCAGGTCGCATTGATCTACGATGTGGCCCTGTCAACGCTGTATAAAAAACACCCCGCCAAACGAACACATATAGAAAACGACGATCGAATCAATCAAATCGATCGGTAATATAGATCGATTATGCCCCAATAACCACACTCAACCCACGATGTTTTTTAAGATAGTGGCGAATTGATGCAAAGGAGGTGAGATGAAATCAATTCGCTGTAAAAACTGCAACAAACTGTTATTTAAGGCGGATTCCTTTGATCACATTGAAATCAGGTGTCCGCGTTGCAAACGTCACATCATAATGCTGAATGCCTGCGAGCATCCCACGGAGAAACATTGTGGGAAAAGAGAAAAAATCACGCATTCTGACGAAACCGTGTGTTATTGAGTATGAAGGCCAGATTGTTGGCTATGGTTCAAAGGAGCTGCACGTTGAAACCATATCCTGCTGGCTGGCCCGCACAATTATTCAGACAAAGCACTATTCCCGCCGTTTTGTGAATAACTCTTACCTCCACCTGGGAGTATTCAGCGGACGCGATCTGGTTGGCGTTCTCCAGTGGGGATATGCCCTTAACCCCAACTCAGGTCGTCGTGTCGTGCTTGAAACGGATAACCGGGGCTATATGGAGTTGAACCGCATGTGGCTACACGACAACATGCCCCGCAACTCTGAATCACGGGCCATCAGTTATGCACTGAAAACCATAAGGTTACTGTATCCGTCAGTGGAGTGGGTTCAGTCTTTTGCAGACGAACGCTGCGGACGTGCTGGCGTTGTGTATCAGGCGTCAAATTTTGATTTTATTGGCAGCCATGAAAGCACATTCTACGAGCTGGATGGTGAGTGGTATCACGAGATAACGATGAACGCGATGAAGCGAGGTGGACAACGAGGCGTGTATTTACGGGCTAATAAAGAGCGTGCCGTGGTGCACAAATTTAATCAGTATCGCTACATCAGGTTCCTGAACAAGCGAGCAAGGAAGCGGCTAAATACTAAGCTATTCAAGGTTCAGCCATACCCTAAAAGCACTCCCGATTAGTATCAAATAATTTTTCGTTGTGCCGTTTTGGGTGGTATCAAAAAAAATTCAAAACGGTATCAAATGATTTTGCTCGCTTTAGGCGATCCACGATCACCCGGAGCTGGTGCGTAAATATCTCGGCACCGTGGTGCCGGGGAATGACAACTTCTTTGCCGCACTTAATGCGGCGGTAGCCTCTGACGGTACGTTTATTTATGTGCCTAAAGGCGTGCGCTGTCCGATGGAACTTTCCACCTATTTTCGCATTAACGCGGAAAAACCGGGCAGTTTGAGCGCACCATTCTG